CGTCGCCTTGCCACCATTCCCGGCCCCGGTGACGGTAGGTATGGGAGGCGTTGTCTCGCCCTTATACCCACGCTGTCCGTCATATGTGGTGAACAAGGTGAAATTTTCCGTCACCGCATGATTTTCCCCGGTCAGCCCGAGCAAGTCAGTCTTTAGAGTCGATCCGGTCCCGTACATGTAGATATCCCACAAAGTGGCGGGTGTGGCTGTTTCATCCATCACCACATCGACCGACATTACCGTACCTGGTCGCCCCTGGGTGAAGAGCGCCGCCCAAGTGTCCCATCCATCCGACGATGAATTGAAAGCCCCGGTCCCATCCGCAGCGGCCACAAGATCAAAAACCACCGTGTATGTGGTAAGTCCCATCGTTTGGGACGATTTGCTACTTGACATGGTGATATTTGCGGCCATCACCGGCCAGGCACAAAGGAGCAATATCGCCGTCAACACCCATATTTTTTTCATTTTATTTCTCCATTACGATATATTTTTACCAACCTTCCGTGTGATGTCCAGGCCATTGTTTTTATCTCCGGGTCCGGATCGCGCATAAAAAACGCTAACATAGCCAGCGGTAAAAGTAAACCAGCAAGTAACCACAATAGACAACTCGGGTTCATTTCCCGTCTCATTTTTTTATCTCCCTGACGATGAGCTGCAAGGCCCGCAGCACCAACAGCAGCACCTGTTTGGTGGTCAGCGTGTCAACCATACTGGCCAGCTCCTCCCGCGTCGCCCGCTGCAATTTATGCAAGGGATTGTCTTTTTGGTCAGCGGTTCCCTTGTGGTCATATCGCATTGATTGTCACCTCATGATCCCGCCAGGGGAAAAGCGATACTCTGACCGCGTAGGCCCCCGGCGCATCGGTGGTGAAGGTGAAAGAGCCGGACTCATCAACCACCCCAATGATGATACTGTTCACGGATATTTCTGCTCCGACCGGTAGCCCGCTGATGGTTGATGAATCAACACCATCAGCTGATATGGTGGCCTGGTCGATGCTGGCCGGCATGGTTGGTCGTGCGGTCAGGCTGCCGGCCGGGACATAATGACTGCTTCCGTCCGCTGTGCCGTCTATGGCGGACTCCCCGTCTCGGACTTGAAAGCGCACCTGATCCGGAGTACAAACAACACCCCTGATAATGGCCCCTGTGATAGTCTCGTGAATGATCATTTTTTTGCCACCATAGCGAAAATTGATGCTCCACTAACCTGAATGTATTCTCCGGCAGGAGTGTTTACTTTTCCCCGAAGACTATAAGTATAAATTGTCGAATTGATTTGCTCTTTTAATTGCCATATGTTGCCGAAATCATAACTGATATAGATCTCCCCGGCGTTCCCTGCACCTAACAAAACTGTACCACTTCCAACATTTTCTACTGCCCCAATGATGGACCCAAAATCTCTAACCAATGCCCAGGTCACTCCATTGTCCAGTGATTTAAGCAAACTCGTATGGGCAGACAGTAATATCGCCCCGCTGTCCAACACCACGATTCTTGCCGTAGCTGCAACATAGGTAAAAGTCGGGATGTTGCTATTTGCATAATATGTCCAGCTTGCTCCGTAATCAGCGGACCGAGCGATATAACCGTTGGCAACGAAAATAACGACACCACTGCCGATGTGTTTCGCCGCCCCGCTCCACCATCTCGGAGTCGTTACAACTTCAGTCCAGGTATCGCCGTAATTTGTCGTGCGGGCGATAAATCCGGCGTCTATTGCCCCGCCACCAGTCTGCCCCCAACCAAAAGCAAGAGCGATTCCCCCGCCAAGATCAATAATCTGCCGGACACTCGGTGTCGTCACGCTGCTGGTAAATTCCGTTGCCCACGATGACCACGGGGCGGCGGTGGATCGGTAAATACGGCCCAGACTATCCCCACGCAAACATGAGGTGCTGCTGAGATAGCAAAGGCAATTTCCTGAGTAAGCCATTGCCGCAGACCAAGTCGCCCCAGCGTTGGATGAATAGTGCGTAGCAGCCTCTGTCATGGCCAGTATTCCAGCTCCAGTACTAATCAAGGCTATCCAGTCATTGGCAACATCTGGCGAAATAGCATCAGGGGCATCAATGGCTATACCATAACCAGTTACTCGATAAATATACCCTTGCTGAACGCCGATTAATACTGTTCCGCTTCCTAGGTCGAGAATAGCCTGAACATTAAAATCCTGGGCCAATACCCATGAATAATAGAATTGGTTTAACCAATTCTCCCCGCTGTCATCTGATAAATAAGTGTTGCTAATTGCTCCTGACGTTGCAAATATATGTCCAGCACCCATATTAACGATGAATGATACCCGATTATCAAATGCTTCGATTGCATCATCGGCAAAAGTCACATAATTTTGGTTATATGCCGTATTACCGATATAAATTCCTTGAGATGAACTCAATAACTCATAAACCCCATCCTTGTATCGATATACATACAAATACAAATAAGCATTTAAAGCCGTTCCAAATGTTTGATTCAGCTTTACCATGACTAAAACAGTGTTACCTGGCGACAATCCGCCTAGAGAAACATTCACTATCTCTGTCATTATGTTATCATTCAAAGTTACAAGGCTGCTTGTCTCTGCATAAGCCCGACTCGTTACAGCGTTCTCAGTTACCTTAAACGTGTTAACCGTCAAATCTTGGATATTCGCCATTCCGATGGTAACGGTCCCCATATTCGCACTGATGGCAGACAACTCGCTAACTGACACTTTATCAGCGGTCACACTGTTGGCCTGCAACTTCGGGGTGCTGATCGCGTCATCTGCGATCTCGGTGGTGGTGATTCTGCCCGGTACCGCCGTAAATTGGGAGGTATAATTCAGCCCGTCTTTCCCCCAGGTGTCATACCCGGCCACCCTGAAATAGTAGGTTCCGCCGGGATCAACACTGATAGCAAAAACCGTGTTGCCGCCGTCATAGACCTGTGTGGTTGGCCCAGGGGTGAATCCGTCCGTAGTGGACATATGCACCACGAACCCGGCCAGGTCTGTTTCAGTCGGCGGATCGATGGCCACATGCACGGAATTTGTCATCCCTGATACTGTCACGCCGGTCAGGGCGGCAATCTGCGGATTGCTCACCTCCAGCTCGGCATATCCGGACTCGTCGCTGAACGCCCCAACTGCATAAACACGGATGGTGAATGTCCGCCATGGTCCGCCATCCTCGGCCCCCATCGCCTTGGTATACTCAAAGGTGGTGGTCCGTAGCCCGGTAACGGTCCGCACCACGACATCGGACGGATTGACCACCTCAATTTTGTAGGTTGCGGCAGTTGGCACCACGGCCCATGACACCGCGCAGACATCCGAGGTAAAAGGTTCCACCAAGGACACGGCGGCGACATCCGGCGGTGGGGCAACGGCGGTGCCAATGGTGCCGGACCACGACGACCACGGGCCGCGCACCAGACCGACAGCAGCCACCCGGATCACCACATCGCCTGGAGAGAATACCGCGACATAATGCGCTTCAATGGGATCATCCAACCGCAGCCAATTGACCCCGGCGTCATAGCTCGATTCCACGTAATAATGGGTAGCGCCAGGGGATGGTTGCCACACGATGGACAACCGGGGAGCTCCGAACGATATTGACTGGCTGACGGCCAGACCGGTGATGACCGGGGCCGTGTAGCTGTAACTTAATTCCTCATCAGCCGGATAGGCCGGCATGGCCCCGCCGTCCGCCGCATGCACTTCGTCGTAATCGGCGACGGCGTAGACCTCATAAGTTACCTCACCAACCTGGCGCACGGTCAGCACCCGGCAAAGCTGGTACAGCTCTACCCCGGTACCGGCCCCGAAAGCGTAGGTGGTGCGCTCTTCATTCAGGCCGGTATAAGGCGTATCAACCATCTTGTGCAGCCGCGCCCCGGCGATGGTTGCACTGCCCATAGTGGCCGCATTGGTGGTGTTGAGATCCGGGCCGCCGATGGCTGCATAGAACCGCAGGCGGATTGTCGTCCCTCCGCTCACCGTCCCGGAGAACCTTACCCGCCACCAACCACCCCCGGCATCGACCACGGACCATTCGGAGAAAGCCGCCCCGCCAGTTGCCGCTTTTAGATATGCCCCGGTATCAGTCCGTAACCGGAAATCCATGTAGCTCGTGCCATTGTAATTTATAGCTCGCAGCAGCACAACCCGATCAGATACGGCATCCTTAGCGATGAACATGTCAACATAATGCACCGTACCGTCATACGCTTCATAGGCCGATGTAACGAAGCCGTACAGGGTATCAGTTGCATCGGTAATGGTATAACCAGCCGATCCGTCCGGGGCCGTGGTGCCGGAAAGCGCACGAGTGCCGTTGCTCACAGTCCACAAAGAGATGTCTTCAACCAGATTGACATCCGGATCGATGTAAGGGGTGAGGGACGGGGCTGTGGCCAATTTGACACGTGTCCCGCCGGTGGTGAGCACTTTCTTAAGCGTCACCCCAGCGGCCAGAGTGCCGGAGCCAACCGTTGCCACATCCGTGGTCAACAATGTAGGCCCGACCGCCGGGTAAAATCTTACCCTGATGGATGGATTTGATGCATCGATGGTCCCGGACATGAGCACATGCCACCAACCAGAGTACTCAACCACACTGATCGATACCAGTGAGGCGTTTGCTGTTGCCTGTGTCTCGTAATCGCCGGTATCGGTTCGCAACCAGCAATCAAAATAACTGCTTGCCCCGCCGTACCCTGTGGCCCGCAGCAGCACCACCCGATCAGCAACGGCATCTTTTTCCACATAGGCGTCGAGCATAAAAATCTCACCGGACGCATAAGGGATGGCGGTTTGTGAGGACGCCGTATTGCCGGCTGACGCCGCTGTTGCATCGGTAATAGTATAACCCGCCGATCCGTCCGGGGCAGTGGTGCCGGAAAGCGCACGGGTAACGGCGTTAAGATACCAGGAGGTTATCGGGTCAATCAGGCTTTCATCGTCTGTCGAAGCCGGCACACACCCAATAGCGGAAATCAGCGACCCGTCACGCTGGCGCAGGGCCATGTAATGCTGCACCCCATCAGTAAACGTCAATGGCTCCGAGGTGGTCAAGGTCAGCGTCGCAGGGTCCCAGCCTACCACGTCGCCGTTCTGGCCGTAGCGCACCCGGTCATGACTGATGCTGATCGGATCAAGAAGGATCGGAATGCACCCCTCCATTTCCGTCTGCAGCTTGTAAAATTTGCGCCGATAATAATTGCTTGCCCATTGATACCAGGCCTCACGGGTTGCGTGCGCCCGCGTCGTCACCCCGAACATGGAGTCATCCGCCGCTTGGTCAGCAGTAGTCGGCACCATAACGGTCCGATCAGCCCAATATTGGCTGGAAAAATAGGTCATGTTGACCCCGTCCGCCGTCTCTGAATCGGCAAACTCGTAATCAACCGTCAATGAGTTTGGCAGGATATTGCGATTTGTGAAGGATACCACCGGGAGCCCGGCCTGCTGATCCCGCACAAAATTTACGATGCCGGCCATCTGAAATGCTTTGGTCCGACCAGCCCTGGCGATACTCTGCAACGCATCCCACCAGCCCTGCAGGGTGTCAAAACGGGCGTCAAAATAATCCCCCCGGCTGGCCCACACCCCGTCCAGGTATTCGAGCTGCAGAAGGTTTATGCGGCTGTCCCCCAGCCCTTTACCGTATGTGGCCTTGCAGGCATCGGCCAGCGCCCAAGCAATAGAGCGGGTAACTGAAGCGGTGGCCGACCACCCAGTGCCGGAGTTCCACGTCAGCAATTTACGAGTGGAAATTACATAAATACGGCGGCTGGCCATGGATGACAGGCTGTTTGTGGCCCGCATGCGCAGAGCAATAACCGTCTTTCCCGGGAAAACCCGGTTGCCCGGATGATACCCCCGAGCTGCCGACCAATTGACATCATGACCGGCCCGAGAGGATGTGTCTTTGGTGGTGGTGCGGATCGCGTAGACCTCATAGCGCCCGGCCGTCACGGGAACCATGAAGCTCTGCCTCAATGGGGTGGTACTGGCGTAAGGCGAAGTAACAAATTGTTTGAGCACGTAAAACAAGTTGGCGAATCCGTATGTCCGATTCGGATCAAGGCCTGTACCGGTTCCTCCCAAGGAAACAGCGGCCACAAGCTGCCAAGCTTCAAGCGGATCGCCGTCGTCGTTGATCAGCCTGGCATAAAATTGCACAGTGAGTGATTTGCCATCCAGACCGCCGGCGTCATTGGCGTAATAAAGGCCTTTCGGACACACCAGATCAAAGGCGATATTGTTAATTGTTGTCCCGGACGCGTTAAGGGTATACGGCCCTTGCTGGACATTGTATTCCAACTCCTGTCCTGCCACCTCAAGGGAGGTTGTGACTGAGGCGGGAAACAGCGTTACCGCCGTGCCTGGCTCCACTACCTGCCAGTCCACTTCGTCAAAATTCCCACTATCCACCAGCCCACCGCCGACTTTCTCAGCAACCGGTGTGTCCTGGATGCCCATCTCCTCGATATCATACTCACCTTGGCCCAGCATGAGGAGCGAGTAAAGATATTGATCCCCACCCCGGAAATCAGTGTAAGGGGCAGCGGCGAAATCCGGCCAGCTCTTGCAGCGGCCATATTGCACCGGCACCGGCTGACCGATCCGGGCCGCGTTACCCTGTGCGGACAAAGAATAGGTGGGCGACGCCGCCGCCAGGCTTGACATGCGGGTCGCCTGCGGTGTGGCCTGCGCCGGCAGAATGGCGTTCATCAACAGGCTGCCGGCAATACTTATCGCCGCCCCGGCGGCGGCCCCGGCAAGTCCATAAAGCCCCATGGCCGGCGGAAAATAAATGGCGGCAATCATGATGGCAATCGACATCACGATACGCAACGGGTCAGAACTCCCCCCGCCGCCCTGTGGCAACATGACAAAATGGACGGTGTCCTGATCCCCGGCTATCGTGGTGTTCCACTCGCCGCGTAACAACGGCTTGCCATTGTACAGACAGATAAAAGGGAGTTGTGAGACAGGGGCCAGAACACTGACCGGCACCGGTAAATCAATGGCGCTGATCTGCCGGTCGGTATGCGGGTGATAGGGGTTCCTGCTGATGATCAGACTGGCTTGCATTCATGCCTCCAAAAACTGATAATGTTCCACCCTGATAACCGCAAATGCAGGCGGTCCATGAACACCACCCCTGCCCCATTCACACAGTGCAGCACCCCGCCGCCCATGGTATCAACCCATACCCCGACATGGTGCGGGTGTTTGGCATGGCTCATCAGCACCCCGTCCAGCTCCTGCGGGTCGTCAACCTTTTCCCAGCCGACATAACTCCCGTCACGGAAACAACGCATGACCTGGCTGACCCTGGTTGCATCAGCATCAACGATGGGCAGGGCAACGCCGCACCGCTGGCGCATGACGTAACGTACCAGCCCCCAGCAGTCAAATGACTCAGGCCCTTGTCCACCGCTCACCCACGGCTTGCCGATATACTCTGCCGCCCAGTGCATCAATACACCTCTGCCAGGGACGGGTAATCCGTCAACCTGTACAATTCATTGGGAAAACGGGTATTGTTGAAATTGCCGAAGCTGCAGCGGGCCGTGACCTTAAAGTCATCAGCCCGGCAGGATTTTACCTCCATGTGCAGCGGCGGGTTATTCTGCGGGCCGGACAGATCAGAACCGAGATAGGCCCGATACGTGACCTCAATCACAGCCTGCGTAAAAATGGCACTGCTCATTTGGTCCTCTATTTCCGGGCTAACATTATCAAGCTCGATGGACATTTCCGGGGCGCCGTTCGTGCCGACCTCCGGTTTTGTCAGGGAAAACTGCATGGCGATAAAATCAACCTGTTCACCAGGATTTTCCGGAGCGCCGGACTCAAGGAAGGCGGGAAGATCCGTATTGTCCAACACCACCCTGATCGGGGCCGTGAATGACGTGTGCCGAAACTCCAGGGTATGCAGGACAATCTCGGTGCTTGGGGCGGCGGCGTACGCCTCTTTAATTGCTTGCGAAAGGGTGGAATCAGGCATCAGTACCGCACCTCAAGTTTGAATGAAACATCCCAGGAATCTTCGCTGTCTTCAACAAGTCCCGCTTCATACGGCCCAATAAATCGCGCCGTTTGTGTCGAAGTAAAAACGCCCGAACTTGTGCCGGTGGCAAGATCAACCGTAAACCACCCTGCCCCACCGGCCGCGCCGCCAACCTCATCATCAAACCAGGCGGTGAACAGCACAAATTGATCGTTGGTTAACCTGACACTGCAAGAAATCTCGTCAACCCTCGCAGATGTCCGCAGCCTTGTTCGGGAGTTGCCGCGATCCATTTGCGTTCTGATCGTGCGGTCAGTGGGGGATATTTGATAACCAGCCCGCCTTGGTGCCGGCAGTGCTTCTAACCATGCCCCAGCCATTATCTATTCATCCCCCAGGCAGAATTTAAACCATACCGCGATTCAAGCACTGGTGCCAGCCCTTTGCCTCGGCCGATATCGCTTCCCATCTTCCCGGTGATCTGCTCCACCATTATGTCAATGACACGGTTGCCGCCACTGTCCGTGCTATCTTTGGTCGTGGCCTGGGTGCCAGATGCGTTATTGACGACATTTACCGTTACCGCCGTTCCGCCACCACCAGAGCCTTTTGGGATAACCGTTTCCCCGCGCTGCAAAATTGCCGGGAACTCATCCCCGGCAAGACCGGAGTGGAAACGCGGCGCATTATTCCAAAGCGAAGAAGATGCGACCCCAGGAGAACCATCAACCCCAACTTTGCCGCCTGAATGGAATGAATAGAAGCTTGTCAAGGCCGCGTCAATCCCTGCGTTTTGTGTGGTGCCTGAAAAAATAGAATCGACCCCAGCGGCGATAAGACCATTTCCAAAACCACCGGCGGCATTGGCATTTGACCCCCACAAGGCCATCTGCAATTGGGCGGCCTGCCAGTTGGCCACCATGTCCAGAATCACATCCTCGAACCTGGAGCCAAGATCGTCAAAATTGCCCTTCATGGCATCGAAGAAAAATGACTTGCTTGTGCTCTGCATGTTTTTCTGCGCCTCTTCCCAGAAGGCAGATATGGTGCCTGTTTTTTCGAGAGTAATTTTTTCGATATCGTCCATTTCAGTCTGCCAGTTGGCGGCCAGGCCCAAATCAATATCGGCGGCATCTTCAAATGAAAGCGACCCTGACGAAACAAGATCGGTCAAAACCCTGTCGTATTCCTGGTATTTTTTTGTAATCTCTTCGATCTGTCGGACATGCTCCGGCAGTGCTGCGGTGTTTAAATCATCCCATGCCTTGCGCTGCTTTTCAATTATGGCGGTTGACTGGTCAATGTCGGCAAAAAAATCTGTCAGGTCATTACTGATATTGACCATTTGATTTTTTTTAACTTGCTCATCTATGGTTGAAAAATAGCTTTCAAGAGCTTTGTCTATTTTGAGAATGGCCTTTTCTGCCTTCTCGAGCCCTTCTGTTTCAGATTGGGCCGCCGTTAATTCTCTTGCTGCTTTACCGGCAGCGATACGTTTTTTTTCCAACTCCGCTTCTGCTGCTGACGCTCCTGCGGCAGAGGATGCCTCATTCTTCAAGGCAATGGACAGATCGGCCAATTTCTGCAACTCTGCATCGCTGGCCTTGTATCTTTCCTCATACATTTTGTTCCATTCACGGAATTTTTCGTCTGTTTTCCCGAAAGTTAGAAATGCCCCGGCCGCGGTAAGGCTGCCTCCGGCTTTATCTGCAAGCATTGCCATCCTGAGCATCTCAGCTTCTACAGAGATAATCACAGAGCGCAGGCCGTTGCCCCACTCCTTCGCCACTGACGAATTGGCTTCCATGGATTTGTTGGCGCTCTTTAGCCCGTCGCTCAACTGCTCAACAACCAAGGCAAGGGCAGGGGTAAACGCCTCCCCGATGGATACTTTCAGATCGTCGCTGTACCGCTTCATAGACAAGATCTGCTTGCCAGCGGTCCCCATCGCAGCCTCATATGTCCCGGCAATCTGCGTCCCGGCATTAAGCACACTGTTAACGCGGGATTGCATTTTTTCTTGCTCGGTCAATTCGGCAGAAGTTTTGCCAATTGACGCGGCCATGGTTTTATAGCCGCCCTCAAAGGTGGTATTTATTCCGATAGTGCGGAGCATCTCGACTTGCGCTGATTGTATGCCGTAGACAAGCCGCTGGAAAGCCTCAGAAGAATTGATATTGCCGATTACCGCCGCGTCCTGGGCAACCCTGGCAAGCTTGGAAGAGTCGGCCATGTCGATGTTGGCCTGCGCCATCATGGACAATACTTGCCGAGATTCAAGAGCGGCTATGCCTGAATTCCGCAGGCTTTGGGCAAAGCCGTCCATCTCGGCTTTCGTGTAACCGGCGTTATTTCCAACAACGCCCATTACCACGCCAAGGGTTTCATACCTGGCGGCCAGCATCGAAACATCCTTGATCAACGCAACGGCGCCCATTGCCCCCATCGCGGCAAAGCTGGCAATAAATATTTTTGCCGAATCAGAAAGGCTTGAGAAAGTGCGCTTTCCTTGGGACTCCAGCCGCTGCAAGTCACCTTGCATCTGCACCCCGATAGCCTCATGCCATCCGGCGGCAATAGAGCTTGATATTCTGCCTGATTTTTCCAGTTGTTTTATCTGGGCATCAAGCGCCTGATATTTCCGATGGACCTTGACCACCGCCCGCTCATGCTCAGGCAAAGCGGCAAGGGAAATCCGGCTTACCGCAGCTTCCGAACGCTTAAAGGCGGCATCTGTTTCGTTGGCAAATTGCTGCAGCGCGACCCGCCCCTTGTTGCCGTCAACAATTATGTCATATTTCAAACTCGGCATTATTTCATTTTCCTGGTAATCCGGTTTGCAAGGTCAATCTCAATGGCGCGTAATGCCTCGGTCTGCTTACTGTCAACCGCTGGTCGAATAAAAGGATGGGCGGGCATATTTCCGCCTCTGGCACCGAACTCAACAAGATGAGCATGCGGGGCAATGCTATAATCAACCCAGACATAAGCGGCCCCAGAATGTCCGAATTGTGTTGCGGTTTTGTCAATACGGGACACAATGCCACGTTTCAAATTTCCTGTAGGCCCAAGTGGTGCAAGCTGCCTCGCCTCCTCGGCAATGATGTCAGCCGCTATTCCGGCAGAAAAAGAAAGCTCGCCGACCGTGATTAGGTTTTTCATCTCGGATAGGAGCTTTCTTGTTTCTGGGGCCATTTTTGCTTTTATAGTCGGCAATGCCATGGTCACATCCTGAAAAGTTCTGTTTTTATCCGATGTGCGATTGATTCCGGTGATTCAGCTGGTTCTTTTTCTTCAGGGTCTTCGATAAAATTCATAAACTCTTTCGCGATAAACGGCTCTTTGCGCTTTTTTGTGTCTCGGTTCAAATTCGCGGTCATGGCCATTTGCTGCCCATGCCTTATCTCGTCCCGAATTTCTCCGAATGGCTCTATGTTTTCGTATGCCATCCATTCCGCAAGCTGCCTGGCGCTGATAGAAGAAAGAAGAAAATCGGGGTGGAAGCAGCCCAACTTTAAGCAGAGGCGGAAGGCAAATCTTCGCTCAGGTTGGGCTCTGATTTTTTTTCTACTTCCTCCGACTTAACGTTCATCTTATTCAAGGACAATGCCTTGTCAAAAAGTATCTGCAGCGTCTCCTGATCTCTTCCGGCCAGTATTTCCGCTTCTTTATCAGTAAAAATGCGCTGATGGTCTTCGCCTGCCAGGCACCTGACAAGGACCTTCCCGGCCAAGTTCTTCGTGAATATCTTCTCTGTGTCGCCCATATCCTCGCGCAGTGTCTCCCGGTCGAAAGCCGACATTTCCCGGATGATGACATCCCCTCCCCACCTCGGAGCTGGGACGATTTCACACTTAAAGCAGTCCGCAGCCAATATGCTCTCTTTGGTCAGTATCATATTAAGACACCACCACCGCGCCGCTGATCCTGACTGTCTGCGATCCTTTCAGGACCTGGTCAACCCCGGCTGAAGGTACGGCGCCATAGGAAGAAAGATGACCGGAAAACGTGTAGACGTTGCTCAGCGGGTCAGTAATTTTGAAACTCTTGGTCAACGACCCTGCCCCAGCTACGCGGCAAGCTGCCTGGCCAGCATCGTCCTCGAGATATTTATAATTTATGGTGAACGAACCGTTATCGGTAAGGCCGGCCATAAATTCCTTCGCAGTGCTCTTCAGATCGGTTGTATCAATCTCCGACACGGTTGCCCCTGACGGCGAGTAGTCGATAATCCCGAGAACCTCTGTCCAGGTTACCGGCGTTGCTGTTCCGCCGCTTGTGTAGGTAGTGAAGGCCCTGGAGTCAATACCAACGACAAATGCTGTGGTGCTGGTGACGGCCCGGACGGTACCTGTCAGCCCGTTAATTTGCGTCATGCCGCCAACCGTCGCGAATGTCACCCTGTCGCCAACGGTCAGAGTATGGGTACCAGTGACCTCAGCGTTGAACGCCTTGGAAATTGCCGTTATGGTAATAGCCCCGCCGGTGCCGGTGCCGATATGAAGAGCTGTTCCTTGTGCCTGTACGCCGCTCATAATGTTCTCTCCTTAATCCCAGGCGTAGAAATCAATTATCTGCCTGTTTAATTTTACGTCCGGGTCGAAAGCGTCCCGAGACACTAAAAAACAATTTGAAAATGTTGCGGCAGCCATCGCCGCCCTTACTGATGCTTCAAGACCCTTTGCCGTGTCGTAGCCTCTCGCGTACACGTCAACCTGCACCCGTTTCTGAGTATCCGTGTTTTTGATGTTTCCAGGTACGGTGCTGATGACCTGCAAGACAATATATGGTGATGTTGGGGTGTCAGGAACTTCCCCTATCGCATACACCCGGCTTGATACAAGGCTGGTCAACGCTGCCCTTACTGCTGATTCTGTCGTCATCCCTCATTAACCCCCGTGGAGCACATCAACAGCATTTCCTTGTTTGCCAAGTCGCGGTTGATCACTGCGTCGATATCGTATATCGCCGAGTTGTAGGACACGCGCATGGCCGGGAGAACCCCGGCAAGATACCGGATTGTTATTTCTGTATCGACCTTGCTTTGTGCCGCCTGCGCTTCAATCAATTTCCTGCCGCTGGTTGGCCTTATTTTCGCCCAAACCGTCGCAAAAGTGGACCATGACTTTACCTGGCCGCCATACGCTCCAGCGCCGCCAAGGGTGCTTTGCTGGATGACAATTTTATGCTTTAGTTCTCCGGCCCTGATCATACATTCCACGCCATGCGATAATCAGCTATGAGCGCATCAATCGCCAATGGGATCTCGGCCACTGACACGCTGCCGTAATTGCTCGCAAGAACTGGCTCTCTGTTTTCATACAGATGCGAAATCATCAGCAGTATGGACTGTTTGATTTCTGCAGGCACTGCCGAGTAGCCAGTAACCCACTCGATGGCAACGCCGTTCACCGGCCTCAATGTCACTCCCGACGGCCACGAAATGCCATAGGCAAGATCAATTTTCCCTGGACTCGAAAAGGTATCAACAAGATAATTTACCGAATCCCAGGTGGTCACAGTGGCCGCATAGTCGGTATATTTAACCGATGTTACGGAAACAACTTTGCCGAAAGGGAGAATAATGAACGAATCGGCCGGGAAAACATCAAGATACGCGGTCCATGTCTGTGAAACAAAACGATTGCTCGTCATGTTTTCAATAGCGGCGGTCGCCGCGGTAATCAGCGCCGTGACGTAGGTATCATCGGCGGTATCTGTCCGCTTAAGATGGTCCTTCGCCTCGGTCAGCGTTACCGGGAAAGCAGCTGGTGCTGTTTTGAGTACCTGGATCATTTTTTCCTGCTACTCTTTTTGGCGGTCTGTTTTTCTTCAACAGCTTCGATTTTGTCTTTAACCTCTGATCCCTGACCTGTGTCGCAAAGGTGGCGGCCAGCTTCTTCCGTTAAGTCCATGATGTCCCCGGAT